GAGGGCGACAGCGTGGACGGCACGCCGGCGGCGCTGCGGGAATGGGCGGACAAGGAGAAGCGGCTGCGCGTGGTGACGTGCAACATGGGGCGCCCGCATTATGGCAGCGTGATCGACGATGACCGTTTCCGGGTGCTGGGCACGGTGTTCAATGCGGGGATGGACGCCGTAGACACGCGCTGGTCGTCTCATGTGATGTTCATCCCCTCGGACGTGCGGCACGAGCCGGGCTTGCTCAGCCGGTTGATGGCGCACGACCTCGACCTGGTGGCGCCGTTTTTCTGGACAAGCTCCGGCATGATGTTCTACGACACGTGGGGCTTCAGCCGGGGCGGGGTGCATCTCGGTAATTTCATGCGCACGGAGTTACCCGCCTACGGGGATGCGCCGATCCAGATGGACACTATCGGCGGGTGCATCCTCATGCGGGCGGATGTATTGCGCGCCGGCGTGCGCTATTCGCTGGAAGACGTTGACCAGGGCCTTTGCCGGGCGGCGATTGCGCACGGCTTCACCGTATGGGCAGACCCTACGACCCACATCCAGCACGGCTAAAAGTGCTTGACATAGAACAAGTGTTTTGCTAGACTAATCACAGTCTCATATTGAGAGCGTCCAGAACGCCGGAAAAGAGCGCCTAGAGCGCCCCTTCTCCGGCGTTTTGCGTTTCCAGACCATGACACCCTCCGGCCAGATTCCACCCCGCATTGTTTCCTTCGCTCAGCTCCGGGCGACGCTTTTACCCGTCGTCTCCGGTTTCGCATGGGCGGAGGATTCGCTGCATGACCTGTGGAAGCTGGGGGCGCCGATTCCGGGGCAACCGGGGCAGGCAGAGCGCCGGATACTCCTCCCGCAGAAGTTCCTCGCCTGGTGGGGCGAAGTCCAGCAGAGAATGGGCGTTTCCACACCCGGCGAGATGATTTACAGTCGCACGAATGCCATACCCCACACACGAGCACCGGACTCGGTAATCACCCGGAAAGCAGGCGATGGCAAAGTCATCTACCTCCCAACCCGCAGACGGCCCTGACGGGGGCGCAATCCCTGAATCGGCAGCCGAAAGCGCCACGACCTCGGAACCTTCCCAACCTACAACACCACACAAGCAGCCGGCCCAATCGACCATCACCTACATCGATGCCAAAACAGGCTTGCCCGTTGATCCCGCTACGGTGGCGGCTGAACAACCGGAAAAAGAGACGGCGCAACCGAAACAGGCAGAAAAGGGCGAAGGCGAGCGGGTGTTTACGCAAGCAGAAGTCGAAGCCTTGATCAAGGACAGACTTGACAGGCAACGGCGACGCTACGAACAGCTTGACGCCAAAGGCGACGCCGATGCAGGCAAGCAGGAAGCGGCGCTTAGCGAACAACTGGCAAGCCTACAGGCGGAGATGACCGCATTCAGGACGCAGGCACGCACGGCGGCGATTTCGGCAGCCGTGGCAGTCGAAGCGCAGCGGCAAGGCATCGACGCCGGGTTAGCGGCCAAGCTGATTGACGCCAACGCCATCGAACTGGCTGAGACCGGAGCGCCCAAAGCCGACAGCCTGAAAAAAGCCCTGGAAACCCTATTGACTGAGCATCCCAATCTGCGACTACAGCCCGCACTCACGGCGCCCAACACGGCGCGAGGGCAGCAGGCAGTACGCACGGATGCCGACCGGCATCGGGACTACTTCACGGGCGGCGGCGGCAGCTTCTGGCAGGGCGGCGGTGTGGTGAACAACGACACTCAATGAGGAAACCCTTATGGCGGTAACTACTACCTCAGACCTCAACAGCCTCTTTGCCCTGATCTACGAAGATGCGCTGTTCGTGGCGAGAGAAACCAACATCATGACGAACCTGGTCACAAACTATGCGGCGACCGGATGGATGGCGCGTAAGATCGGCATCCGCCCGACCGTTTCTGCTGCGTCCGTGGCCGATGGCGTGGATTACGCCACTCCGACCACGTTCGGGCAGACGCTCAAGGCAACCTTGACGCCGGGCGAAGTGATCGCGCAGGTGATCCTGACCGATCAGATGATCGACACCGATTCAAGCGACGCCGTGCGGGACGCTGCGCAGGAACTCGGCAACGCTGTGGGCACCAAGATCGATACCGACCTGGTGACAGACTTCGCCAGCTTCACGACCGACAAGGGCGACGGCGCCAACACTACGGCCACCATCGCCAACTTCGCGGCGGCTGTCAGTGTGCTGCGCAATGCCAAAGCTCCGAATCCCATCTACTGCGTGGTGCATCCGTACCACTGGCACGACGTATGGGTCGAACTCGGCCAGCCTGCTGCGAATCAAGCCCTGCTGGGCGACGTGGCGAATCAAGCCTTGCGAGATTTCTTTGTCGGGCGCTGGATCAATGTCCAGTGGTTCTCGGACGCTAACATCGCCGTGGACGTGAACTCCGATGCGATTTCGGGCGTTTTCAACCCCGGCGCTTTGGCCTTCGACAGCCGCAAGGCCCCGACCCTGGAGCGCGAGCGAGATGCAAGCCTGCGCGCTTGGGAACTCAACATGACCGCCGGTTACGCTCATGGCGTGCGGCGCACCGAGTTCGGCGTGAAGTTCACCGCCGACGCCACGGAACCCACTTGATAGGAGCGTGAACCATGTTTGGCGGAGCACAGAAGAACAGCATCGTGATCGTGATGGACTACGATCCGGCTGCTGATGAAGTCCATCCCCTATGGCGAGCGCCTGCCGCCTGCGAAGTGACCGGCGCCTATGCGACCGTGGTCAATGACGTGGCGGCTTCGACTGCCAACTATTTCACGGTGGCGCTGCGCAACGGCGGAGCGGCTGGCACGGCTACGACTGCCCTTGCTGCGGCTGTGGGCGGGACGCCCGGTTGGACAGGCTTGACCCCTAAGACTTTCACGGTCTCAGAGGGCACCCTGGCGGCTGGCGACGTGGTGACGGCTGTCTACGATGAAGAAGGCACCGGCACGTTCACCCAGCTCAACATCCAGCTCGATTACGTCCTGGGCGTAGGCGCATAATGGCGGCACGCTCCGGCATGTCGAATCTCATCACCAGATGGCGGCGCATGGTAGACGACGCCGGAACCGCCGTCTGGTCAGATGATTCGGCGCAGGAGTTGCTTGACCTCCATTCCACTCGCCTGGCGCACCATGCCGTATCGCCTGAACCGTGGTACAGGCCCAGCAATACGGTAGAGTACAAGCTCTATTCGATTGGTTGGGCCAACCTGGAAGAATCGGCAAGCGGCACGGCGCGCTGGTACGTCTTCGACGGCGACGGCGACGCGGCCCCCAGCAATACCCCTGACTACATCAAGGGGCAATTGACCTTTGCCAGTGACACGGCGGGGGCGACGTACTACGTCAGCGGCTACAGCTTCGACCTCGACGCTGCTGCGGCGGCGGCGTGGACGGAAAGAGCCGGGATGCAAGCGGATGCCTACGACTTCAGCGCCGACGGCGCCAGTTACAGCCGTTCGCAATGGTTCAAGCACTGCATGGACATGGCGGGCGTGTATCAGGCAAAGGCGGGCAGCAACCGTAATGCCGGCAACCGGCGCGCGATTGGGCTTGACCGGGCCGATACCATGCGAGGGCGCTAATGCTGGACACTGCCGAACTTACCGCCATGCGTGCGACGCAGGCGCAAGCCCTGCCCGATACGGGCGTGATCCACCGATTGAGCACAAGCCAGAACGCCATAGGCGAGACGGCGGAAAGCTGGGCGGCGTTCGGTACGGCATCTTGCCGGCTGTCATCGCTCTCGGCCTCGGACATGGCACGTGTACAGACAGTCAAGCCGCAGGTGCAAGTCAACAGCGCCTGGCGGCTGACATGGACGTACGGGCAGGACGTGAGAGCGGGCGACCGGGTGGTTATCGACGGCAACACCTACGGCGTGATCGACGTGGACAGGCTGGGCGGCTGGCATACGGCTGTACGCTGCTACGTGCAGAGACAGGAGGCGCTGTGAGCTTCTCGATTAGAATCAAGCGAAACGACATCCCCCGCTTGGTCAAAGATTGGCAGACTACGGCGCGCCTTGTCTTGCAGGAGCATTCCTACGACCTGGAAGCGCAGATGAAGCGGATCGTGGTCGATAAGAACATCATTGACACCGGCGCCCTGCTGAATAGCACGCAGGTACAGCGATTCGAGGATGACGGCCTTACCAGCTACACCGGGCCAAGCGTAGAGTATGCGATCCATCAAGAGTACGGCACGGCGCACCAACCGGGCCGGCCTTTCGTGCGTCCGGCGTTCGACCTGGTGGCGCCCCGCTTTCTGGCAGACCTGAAAACGAGGTTGCAACCATGAGCCACCGGATTATGCTGATGGCGAACGCGCCCTGGTGCAAGACGGGCTACGGCATCCAAGCCGGCTATCTGGCGCCGCGGCTGCGTGACCTGGGGCACGAGATGGCGGTGTTTGCCTTCTATGGTTTGTCAGGCGGGATGCTGACCTGGGACGGTATCCGGGTCTATCCGCAGGGAGTGGACGTATGGGGCGCCGATATCCTTGAGGCGCACATGGCGCATTTCAAGGCGGACATGCTGGTAACGCTGCTCGACGTGTGGGTAACAGACTGGTTCGGACACAAGGCGCGGGAATCCGGTTTCAACTGGTTCCCGTGGCTGCCCATCGATCAGGAACCGGCTCCGCAGAAGGTGATCGAGCGGCTGGACGGCGCCCATACCGTGCTGCCCTATGCACGCTTTGGCGAGCGGATGCTGCACGAGGCGGGCATCACGAATACGCACTACATCCCGCACGGGGTAGACACAAAGGTATTCAAGCCCGGCGACAAAGCGGCGGCGCGCAAGCTGCTGAACTTGCCGCAGGATATGTTCATCGTCGGCAGTGTGGCGGCGAATAAGGGGTATCCAAGCCGCAAATGCTTGCCCGAACAGTTGGCGGCCTTCGCAGCGTTTCATCGTCTCTACCCTGATAGCATGTTCTACTTGCACACCATGCCGCACCCCGTACATGAGGGAGTGGACGTGCTGGCCCTGGTCAGCGACCTGGGCATAGCCGACGCCGTGCGCTGGACAGACGGCTACAGCTATCTCATGGGCTGGTCAAATGAACGTATGGCGGCGCTGTATCAGGCGTTCGACGTGCTTTCGGCTACGGCGATGGGCGAAGGGTTCGGCATCCCGTTGATCGAGGCGCAGGCGTGCGGGACGCCGGTCATTACGACCGACGCCACGAGCATGAGCGAACTCATGTTTGCCGGCGTGCGTATCCGTGACGGACAGAGGTTCTGGACGCCGCTGAATGCATGGGCGTTCATCCCGTCCATTGAAGCCATCGCCGACGCCTACGCCTGGGCTTACGACGCCAAGCGCGACCCGGCTCACCGGGAACGACTGTGCGAGCAGGCGGTAGAGGGCGCAGCCGCCTACGACTGGGACCGTATCGTGAGCGACTACTGGCAGCCGTTCCTGGAGGCGGTATGAACGCGCTGGAAACGGCGCTTTACACCGCCCTGGCAGGCGGAACGGCCCTGACGACAACCCTGGGCGGGACGGCGATCTACAACGTTCTGGCGCCCCGCGACAAGGCGCTGCCCTATGTCATTTTCTCGCAGCAATCCGGGCGGGAAGACGACGAAACCCCACGCCGGACACAGACCTACCGTTACCTGGTCAAGGGCGTGGCGCACAGCCTGCTGGCGGCGGGTACGATTGCCGATCAGGTGGACGCGCTGCTGCGAAACAACGCCCTGAGCGTCAACGGGTGGACAACCTACTGGCTGCACCCAGAGACGACCGTGCGCTACATTGAACCGACCGACGCCGGCGAGTACATCGGACACGCCGGGGCGGTCTACACCGTGAAACTGTCGGAGTAATCATCATGGCAAGAATCACAGGCAA